ATTTATTTTTAAAATTAACTAGAAAAATAATATAACTAAATATTTGCTTTCATTCCCTTCACTTTGTATTAACGTTTGTTACTTTGCTTATTTTTCTTTTATCAGAATCTATCACCGATGGTTAGGGCCTTATGCGTAGCATGTATGCTACGAGCATACTTTTGAACAAAAAAAAGACCACATTTCAAGTACTTCTAGAATGTACTCTATTCAGTGGTAGAAAAAAGCGGGTTATTTTCTTTGTAGTCGACTTGCATAAAAATAATATTAATCAGCCACGCTTGGAATGACTATAGATCAATACTAATAAACCTATATGCCTAACTTAGATTTGTACATCAAGCTAACATGGTTCACTTAGAATTCTCATGTTTTGGCCTGCATTGATTATATCACATAAGCAAAGGCCGTACAAATTCATACGACCCAAGAAAGTCCTTATACGCTAGTACACGAGCTATAAAAATAATGTGAGTACCCTCATGACGTCCCCATTCAATAAATTAGCATTAAGAACGTTAATAAACAGTTAGTAAATCAGGTAAATATGCTATAGCTAGGCAGTAGGAAAATGCCTTGGGGTTGTCAGATGGGTGCTCACAAAAAATAATAGCATAAAAAAAGAGCCTATGAACTTAATCATAGGCTAAAAATATACGAAAAATAGTTGAAGGATTTGTGTCATTTTTTTAAATTATGACACTTATTTTGATATTTAATTGTAATTTTTGCACATTTTGTACAATTTTGACACTTATATGTGTTATTTTTACGCTTATGCAATTTCTGTTAGCGGTGTTGGATCAACCCAAATACCGCCAATTTTAACGATGTTCTTTTGAACATTAACCGCATCGACTCTGATTCTAGACACATAGACTACTGCATTTGTAGTGTGCAATACATTGTCGTTATATCCGTCTGAGTTTGGCACTTTGTCGACCAATCGAATTGGAAACCAACCACCTAATTGTGATAGGTATGCACATATATCATCGCCGATTTTCTTCAAGCCTTGATTACCGATTTTCATGTGCACAGATGTAACATAGCTGCCTTCATGCAAGATTTGGTCGATAGCTTCCGAGCTAGACTGTGTAGTTCCAACTGGTGTATGTGGGTCTGTATCAATACCTGCATCATTTGTCCATCCAATCGCTACCCCATTACGATCAACACGATATGGATATTTAGCACCTTTAATAACTCTACCGATTGAACCATTCCAATCTCCTTTTAAGATTTTAGAAGTTCCGTAGCAGTTAACGCTTAATGTATTTGTGCAGATAGGTGTACCGACTGAATACTTTTCACCACTTGGAGCGCTTGGAACACTTGGTTGTGTTGGTGCTACAGTTTGACCATCCAATCTAGCATTTACTTCTTGTGCTAATTGAGGCATTTTCGAATGTAAATAAGGACCTGGGCAAGATGTTGCTGCGAACATTCTATGCTCTGTCAAGCTACCAGTTGAATCACCAGTATAATTCAATCGGAATCTATATCGTTTACATACATCCACACATAGATTTACCAATGCATTCCATGCTTTTGGTGAGATAGTCCATGTATCTGTATTATCATTAGCAATTTCAATTGTAATTGATTGGCAATCGTTGTAGTAGTTTGATGATGTCCACGCTCTGTTTTCTTCGTCAACATTTGAAACAATCGTACCATCTGAACCAATACAATAGTTTGCACTAGCCATTCTTCCACTTACTTGGAATGACTGAGCGCATCGTTCTGCGGTCCATTTGCAAGCCATGTGATGAGGTGTGATTTTACAAATCTTATATCCTCCACGACCACGCATATAGTTATCTGCACTAGCAGGAATACATTTATTTGCTAAGCTTGAATATGACATTCTTCTTCGCCTTCTTCTTTACCATTACTCAATTCTGTTTGAGCTTCTTCTGATAATTCTTCAAATTTTACTTCTTTTTCTTCCATGATTCTGTCCTCCTAATTCTTCTCGACTAAAAAGTCCTGGATTTCCTTTCGTGTAGCCTTTAGGCTTTCTTTATCATCTTCCGATAACATTCCATCGAGGATGGCCATGTTCGCCTTTAACATCAGATCGCCTCGCTTCTTGTCCTCTTCCAACCGATCATCATGATCTGATAGGATGCGAGTATGTTCTTCTAATTTGCGATTGATACCTTCCTGATTCAAGGTTATCTTTTCAAGCGAATTCAATCGTTCGTTATCTCGATGCAATAATTCTGTATGTCTCTTCACCGTTTCTTTAAGATCATCACTCGGCTTTTTTAGCTCCTTGATAATCTTAACAGTGGCCCAGACAAGACCAATAAAAGTCATACACCAGACAATCTGTTCACTAGTAATCACAAAGTTCATTACCAGCGCCCTCACTGATTTTCTTTCGCTTCTTCATCTTCAGTATAGGGTGTCTCTACTTCTGGTAATCCGGCTAAGGATGTCAATAATGACAAAATTCCAGCCAAAGCAGTGCTTGATACTACAACTTTAAGATCCACTTGTTCCATCATTTGTGACGTTCCAATCATTGCGATTGCAGTCTGACACATTGTTTTTAAGCAGCGTGTGCATGCTGCACTCCACCATTTAGCATTTTTCAATTGTTCCATATTCTATCTCTCCTTGCTAACTCCATAGTTATCAACAATGTTCCAGTCATCACATGCACAATTGCTGATTGTATATACAATATCGTCTGAATCCGTTAATTTTAAATCAATACCATCTTTCGTATGCATCATGATGATTCCATCGACGATATGCCAATATCCACTCCAGTGACTACGAGCAACCTTGTGGCCACGAGTCATCGAAATAAATGCAGATGCAAAATTCATATACAATTCCTCCTTTTAAATTTTGTAAAAAAAGAGCCTATTTCTAGACTCCGCAATATCTATAATTTAGTTACGTTTAACATCACATAACCATCTTTGAAACCATCGTTAGTTGTGATGCTACGAATTTGTGTCATTCTGAATAATCCAGTATCCGTTTCTTTGCCTTCATCTAAAGAAACTTGCTTGAATAACACATAATCTTGTTCGTTGATTTGTTTATCCGTCAAATCAAGAATAATAAAATCGTGTTCTTGGAAAAAATTCCATAATTTAGTATTTAAATTGATTTCATGTGTTTTAACCATATAAAATCCTCCTATTAATATAAAAAAAGCGAGGTAAAACAAAAATGCTATATTCAGAAAAATTAACATCTTGGTTAAAAGAAAAGAAAATCTATCTAAAATACAGCACTTACACAAATTATTGTAATGTGATCCACAATCACATCATGCCAAAACTAGGCAATTATCAGATTGAAGATTTGAACAACGATATTCCGCAGGAGTTTATTCTTCAAAAACTTGAAAATGGTCGTAAAGATGGAAAAGGTGGCATATCATTCAAATATGCCAAAGACATTATTCAAATTCTTAAATTTACGCTTCCATTCAAAGTCGATGTTCAGTTACCTTACCATCCTCCTAAGGCGGTTGAGATTTTTGAAAAAGAACATCAAATTTCATTGATTAATCATCTCCAATCTGAGATCAACTGTAAAAACTTTGGAATACTTTTATGCATCCACACCGGAATACGCATAGGTGAACTATGCGCTTTGAAATGGTCTGATATAAATGTACAGACCAAACTTTTAAAAATCGACAAAACCATGATACGAACATACACAAAAGAAGACGGTAGTCATCTTTCAATAACACCGCCTAAATCACGTTCTAGCACTCGTATGATTCCGTTGAACACTTGGATAATGCATTACGCAATACTGCTTCAAGGCGATGCAGATAACTATGTATTAACGAATCGAGATAAACCGATAGAACCTAATAAATATAGGCTTTACTACAATAGAGTTTTAAAAGAACTTGACCTACCACATCTCAAATTCCATGCGCTCAGACATACATTCGCTACAAGATGTATTGAATGTGGTTGTGATTATAAATCACTGAGCGAATTGTTAGGACACTCCAACGTATCAATCACAATGAACATCTACGTACATCCTCAAATGGAATTAAAGCGTAAATGTGTAGAGCTACTTTGTGATTACTACAAGTAAATGTATGTCATTTACTGCTGGATGGATTGGCGGTGACTACTATCATAAACTTACACGTGAAGAGCTACCGAGCCATACGCATTGGATCTTAGACCAACAAACCGATGTAACCACTGCATTATATGGTAATCCATATAGTGATGTTCCTTTTACGAGAGCCACTGAACGTGCTCAGAGAACTAATTATTATTGGTACGGTCAAACATATCCAACAGGCGGAAACAAACCTCACGATAATGTACAACCTTACGTGGTAACTTACTTTTGGAGACGTATCAAGTAGCTATTTTACCCTTCGCCAAAAGAAAACAACTAAATATGGTTGGATATTATTGTGTGGAATGTCATTACCAACGTATGATCCATATCGATTCTTATCATAATCTTGAATAAAAGGATTAAATACTCCTGTTCGATTGTTATCACCTAAATAAGTCATATTATATAAACCAGTATTACCGCCTTGAGCAGTGATGATATCCCATTCATGTGGTTTATGAGCGTGTGACGGCATTTCATTCAAAGATAGTAAATGCTTATATTCGCTACCCACTTGATTGGCAGTAAATGACATACTTGTACTACCATCGTTTCCAGTACCTTCTCCGACTAGTGTACGACCTTGACCGAACTGTTCCCAAGTTCCACCCAAGAATGTTCCTGGGTTCTTTTTGTCGTATGTGATATAGACTGCGCCAACTGGGAATATTTTATTTAAAAACATTGGAGCTACAATATCGCCTAATACGGTTAGTGTATCTTTTTGGTTTCCGTCTTGACCGAAGAACGTTAATGATCTTCCATCTTTACCAAAGTTAATTAACGAGTAAGTAGGTGTTACAGTAAAGATTTGCCATGAGTAGTCATTCATGAACTTATCCTTAACACCGAATGCCACTTCATAAGAATTTGTTGCGGATGTAAATAAATTACCTGCTTTGTAGTCTTGCTCAAGAGTATAGTTGTTATCCCATGAATTTATTTTCGTCCATGAACTAGCTCCACTAGCTCGATATTGGATATAGAATGACGTCACATTCTTACCAGTTAAACTAGTAAATCCTACTTTGAAGTGCAATAACGCATACGTTCCACTTGCTTCATCAACTGTATAACTTGAGTTAGCACGTCTTGCAGTCACATTCGTTAAGCTAGGTGAACTATATGCAGATACAGTTACTTTGCCACTAATTTGTGAACTTCTACCACGTGAATCATAGATCGTTGTTGTATAGGTAATGCTACCACTACCTTGTACAGTACCAGTAGTAAATGAGCTATTGTTATACGTTTGCCCCTCAAATTCGGTTGATACAGATGTAACAGTTGAGCCTTGTGCACCACTATATGTAATTGTAAAATTCAACCTAGATTGCGACTGAACTATCTGCCCAATTCCTGCACATACAGAATTTGCATCTGCTATTTTGATGCTATCAATCGAAGGAACTACACCGCTTCTGACTTTGATAGTTGCATTTACCGATTTAGAGCCAACTGACGTTGAACCACTGAATGTTTCTAAGGTAAATGTTGCGATACCACTTGTCGAGTTAGGCAAATCCTTTTCCCATGCGGTAGGAATCGTATAAGAAAAAGTGGGTGTTAATGTCCCACTTATCGTTGTTAATTCACTTGTTTTACCATTCCATGTTGCATAGATTTTATGCGTAAAGTTCTTTGAAGCACTCGAACCGTTAATATTAATAGTGTTACCACATTCAATACTAGGGCTATCAATAGATATGCTTGATGCTCTTGGAATAGTTGTCAATTTAACTGTACCACTGCAAGAACCAGTAATAGGTGCATAATATCCAGGGTTACTTCCACTGAAAGATGCACTTGCCGAAATTGTTTTTGAACCATCTGCATCATGCGAAATAGTTACAGTTCCATTTTTTACAGCGACAAGAGTTCCAGCTGGAACATTAGGTGTAAAGCTTTGATCTAACACTTGAGTACCATTCACGGATACTTTAAATGTTTCTGGAATTCCATTGTGTGTATGGTACTGCGTATTAGATCGAATACCAACCCACCACTCTACATATGATGTGTTGTTTTCAACAGAATAAGATATTTCATTGATTCGTAATATTAACGAGTATTTATCCCACTGACCACTACCAATTTGTATTCCACCACTAAATTCTGCCATTTAATCACCCTACTTTCTTGAAGTCTAGCGAGCCATTTGCTCTTGGCACAAATCCAAATGAAACAATTTTTAAAGACTGCGTGAATTGTCCATCTGTGATGTACATTGTTTGATCGTTTATATATGTTACCTTTGCACCATTCTTTTGAATCGACCATTCTTGGTTTGTAATCTTAGTTTTAAATGCACTGTCTGATTTACCTAAAGTCAATGCATCGTTATCAAAAGACATATAACTATTTACGTTATCTGCAGTTTGTTTTAAACCATCCAATCTACCATTCACACTGCTGATTTGACCATTTATTTCATTTTTAGCATCGGTCACGCTTCGATTAATTGACCACGTAAAATCGCTCTTAGTTTGGCTAAACTGAGTAGATACTTCTTCTTTATAATGATTCAAAGCCGAATTTGATACGTAAGTTTCGCTAACTTTCGCAGTAATTTCATTCGCTTTTGTCTCAATTGCAGATTGTCGTTCTGTACGTTCTGTATTGATTGCTTCATCTACATCTTCAGGTGCAGGAGTCCAGTCTGTAGCTTTGTTACCGCATTCTAGTTTTGGTAATTTAAAATAAGCATATTGGCCAGTTGTTGTAGGAAATATATGTAGATAAACACGCCATGTATCATGTGATGAACTAGTGGTTAAAGTTTGAATAAATCTTGTACCGTTTTCTGCATTTGAAACAATATCAGAATTACCCATACCCATAGATGATTTTGACCTCGGGCCGCCACCGACATAAGGCGGTTTAGTTCCATTTTTACAATATACAGAAAGAGTGTATGTTGTATTTGGTTCTACTGAAATATCAATATATATACCCCAACGAAAATTATTGTGAGTCGTATTTAAAACTTTAAACCATTCATCTTCCTTAGTAACACTCATCCCTGGCTCAAAAGTCCATTGCGTTAAATCTTTAGAATTTAAAATCAAATTCCTACCGCCAATTTGTAGATTATCAACCTTATTACTAGTTTCAGTAATGGACTTTGCTTGTAATTTAATAGCATCGGAATTTTGTTCGATTTTAGTTGTGTTAAAAGCAACTTTGTTCGTTAGTTCTGCAAGGTCTTTCTGAGCTTGTTCTGCTTTTTGCTTTGCATCATCCGCCGCTCCTTGAGCTGCCTTTGCATTATTGATTGCCGTAGTTGCGTTGCCTTGAGCCTTAGTTGCATCTGTCTGTGCTTTCTTGACTGCAGTTTCTGCATTAGTTAATCTAGTTTGAGCTTTTGTAATTTCACTCTCAGTCGCATCAACTCTACCAGTCACTGATTCTAGATTAGCTTTTGCATCTGCCAATTCTTTATTAGCATTGTCTAAGTTAGTTTGAGCACTATCTGCTTTTTTCTTTGCTTGGTCTGCTAGAGTTTGAGCACTTTGAGCATTACCTAACGCTTTATCCGCTTGAGCTTGAGCATCCGTTGCTTTCTTTGTTGCATCAATAATATCTTTCTGAGCTTTAGTTGTATCTGATTGCAACTTTTCAATTGAACTTGCTTGAGTTGTGATTGAATCGGCATTTTGTTTAATCTTGGTATTTAAACTACCTTCAATGCTTGTTAAATCACTCTTAGAAGCATAAGTTTCTGATACAGTAGTCGATAATTCACCGACTTTCTTTTCAATTTCAGTTGTAACATCTGCATGAATAGATTTTGATTCAGTAGTTAAATCAACTTTTGTAGCATACGTTTCTTTTACAGTAGCAATTTCACTAGCGTTGGCATTTGCCTTATCAACTGCATCTTGAATCTGTTGCTTTGAATCAGTGATATCTCCTTTAATCGCATCAATCTGTTCTTGTGCTTTACCAGTGCTTGTATTCGCATCTTGTGCTAGTTGCTTAGCCTCGCTTGATTGAGTGTTAGCGGTATTTGCCAATTCATTTGCTTTACTTGCATCTGTCTTAGCTTGTGTTGCTTTTTCAACTGCTTCTTTTGATTGCACATTTGCTTGAGATACTTGAGTATGAATCACACCGATTTTTGCATCAATTTCATTCCACGTGTTATCGAATATAGCTTTCGTGTACTTGATTTCATTTGGATTGGCATACGTACATTTCCAACGTTTCCATAAGAACTTATCTGATTGATAAACCACATTACCAACGAACCATTCACCACCAATTAATTCGGTTTGTGATGTTGAATAATAGAATTGTTCTTCGGCACTCACAAATGACTGACCATCTTCCCCTTTAATTGCACTCCATCGGTATTTGGTTGGGTCATCACTGCCATGTTGCTTTGAGTCAGAATACTGACCAATAAATTTACGATTTGAGTCTGTCAAACTGAAATCAACACGTCCATCTGAACTATTGGCATAGGCAATATGTACGTATGCGCTTGTTCCATTCTGACCGTCCTGTAATCGCATTACGGTGACTTCTGCGCTTGCTTTAAGTATTTCACCACTCATTGCTTTAAATCGGTATACGGCCTTTTCTGTGAAATCTGAAGCGTTGACTGTGATTGTTTGACTTGTTGATATTTGCTCATCGTCTTTATACCAAATAATTGAATACTTAGATGTAATATCAACACCATCATCCTTTACCAATGCAGTTAATTTGGTTGAATCTGAATCTGTCTTAAAAAGAACTCCATTTGAAGATACGATTGAACCTTCATAAACTTTTTTCAATTCAATCATCTTGTTCATTTCACTGATCAGAGCTGAACTAATCTGTGATTGCTTTTCTTCAAAGTTGTCAAAAATAGTCTTGCACTTCTCGGAATCTGTGAAACAAATCTCTTGTTCCGTTATTCGTGCTTCTAAATACAATGTAGGATTATATTCTGCATCTTCGATAGTAAACGTATCACCGATATCTGCATCAATATATGCATCTACATCATACGTAACTTTAGGAACACAATTCTTTTTCAACTGAGCCAACGCTTGACCGTATAATGTCTCAACGTTTTCAGTTTCATAAGACCACACTAGCACTGCATACATATCGTTTGAATGATTTGTTAATAACGTACTAGGAAATCTATCTCTAGATTGAGGTGCAAGTATATTGTTATCTTGAACTTTATACAAAATATTTCCATTTGAATCTTTTACAACACGGCCACTAATCGAGTTAAGTTGTAACCCATTATTACCCGTAGGTCTGATACCTGTATACAACTCTGTAATATCACTTGTTTTAGTGATTCCATATACATCGTTTGGATACCTTAATGTCGTACTGCGCTTGTCACTTCCCATTCCTTGAACGGAATCTGAATGAGCTCTGTAAATATTCAACACAAAGTTCTTCAAAGAATAATCGTCATTCAATTGAGCTACGAACTCTAATTCTGCATCAAATACATTTGCGATTGAATACAATCGAGCTAGTACAGTATCACTTCCAGTCCACTCATGTGTGATACGTTTGTCTGATACTTCATTCTTGCCAATTACGAACGATTGTTCAAATCCATACGCATTAACATATTCTGCAAATGACATCGCTCTAGGCGCTTTATATGCATCTACATATTCATTCGTTAATTCAAGGCAAAGACCATAGGCGGTAACGTTTGTCGTGTTACCACCTTTTTCTACGTTCATGATAGTTAAGTAGTAGCCTTTGTTTTTTCTTGTAAAGCTCAGTTTATTTCCTTCTACTAAAAAGGCTGCATCATCATGTGCAGTCAATGTTGTAAATTCAAATGTATATGCCGAGCCTTTCAAGTATGTATGCAAGGTTTCATCAAAGTAATGCATTGCACTAGGTACTGTGTTGTCTAAAAAAGCTAACACCTTATCATAAGGAGTCAATACTGCTATTCTGATTTGTTCCATTATAACCATGCCTCCCTAATCCTAGCTTTCACTGTTGGCTTTGATTTTGACCAACTTGAGCAAGTAGTCTTTATCTCTGTAGTTCCTACTGGTGCTTTAAAATACTTAGTTCCTAGCACCTCATCTTGAGGTCTACTCATACCATTCACATAAACATGAGATGATTCACCATCAATTGTAATCTTTGTACCACTTGGATATCTGTTTGGTATATCTCTCCATTTCGAAACATTGTTCTTTGTGAAGTTGATAACATCAAATCCCATCATAGACATGAATTGATTACCACTTCTATCCCCCCATTGTTTAAACGCAATTTGAATTTTAGCACACTTCATGTTTGCAATTTCCGGAATATAATAGTTGTAATATCCATCCCAATAGAAGAACCTAATGTTTCCACCTTCTTTTAAAACATCGCAATGTCCCCAATTCCAATACCAAGGATTTTGTGTGTGTAAATGTGAAGTTGTATATGAGAAATTTCTAAGCATTTTGCCGTTTGCCCAAAACTCATAATGTCCTGTATTTCCGACTGTATCTGTTTTATAAAAGTTACATCCACAAATCAATTTGTTATCTGCAGTCAAGAAGTTGATGCACATTTCACCAGTCTGACCCATAAGTCCTGCATAAAACAACAAATGAAAATAACAATAGAAGTTCTGAGCACCACTTGTATCTCCATTTGAATCTGCAGGTATTACCAAGGTTCTTAATCCACCACTCGCAGACCCTTTTTTTGCTCCAACAGTGCCAAATCCAATAAACTTTTGATTAAACCAAGTGTGTTCGGCTAATGTACCGTTCGAACCGTACTGAGGATGCATTACATCCGTTCCACCAATGTCATCTGCACAATTGTAAAAGTTGTTGATGCTAACTAAATGTTCACTCTGTTGATATGATTCAGAATCTAATTCTTCAATTTTGCCATATTGCATTACTCCTTCAGTTGATACGATACCAATATATCCAGTTTCAGATGTTGCTTGAATTTCATAATCGATGCTTACAGGCACTGTACCTTCATTTACAATGTTCAAAACTCCATCAGTAGCAGTAAATTCTTTTTCTGTTGTCGAATACTTGCGTGGGTCTGAGCAATAGATTTCGATTTCACCAATTACATAATTTGTGCCACCATCCACTTCATCATTTGAAGTTTTAGTGCCAATGAAATATTTATCAGTTTCATCATTAAAATAAATCTTAACTTGTTCACCACTTAGCAATAAATTCATCTTGTTATACGCGTCTCTAAATTCTTTATTGCTAGATGCATTTATCTGATATTTCACTGTGATCGTGCGTGGCTTCAAGTATTTTTCTTTCCAAATCGTACCATCAAGCCCTTCAATGTCCTTAACTTTAAATTCAGAGCCAATCAATTCTCTACCACTTACAGTCAATGTTCTATATCCTGGTATTTCATTTTCTAAAAACTTTCCATTAAAATTCATGGCTTCACTAGGTAAATTACTACCTAGTGCGCCACTTGTGTCTGTCGTATCTCTAAATCCATATAGCATGATTTACACAACACCTGCCAATCTTTCTTTGAATTTAGCACTCTTGTTCAACTCTTCTTCAGTGTATCTATTTGAAGCCTTAGCTAATGTTCGACCATCTAAAGTCAACGTTGAATTAAATGTGAAATTCTGATTTGAATTAAAATCATAAGTCGTTGAATTAACATTACTTACTCCGTCCATTCTAAATCCATAGCCATCCAATGCTTGAGCGTTAGGAATGCTTACAATTGATTCAGTAGCTTTTCTAACCATTCGTTCAGTTTGCTCAATACCAATTGCGAACCCCTTACCGATGTAATTACCGATTAGCATGAACACTCTTGATGGAGAATGAACTTTAGCAGCTGCACGAGTAGCCTTTTCTGCTTCTTGTGCCAATCGTGTAGCAATTGCGCTTACTCTTCCTAATGTGCTAGCCATACCATTAGCCAATCCATTACCAATCATTTGACCGACCGAATACGCACCACTTGAAGCTGATTTTAAAGCACTTGTAATACTTTTCGACATTGAGCGAGCAACACTCACCGATTGAGTTAATCCGCTCTGTAATCCAGTCTTAAATTTAGTACCTAATTGAGTACCTGCTTGCCCACCTTGATTTGCAACTTGCATTAAAGCATTACTTAATGCGGTCAATGATGAACTAGCTACAGATGTAGCACTTGTGATTATGATTAAACTTGATGCAAATTGAATCATAGCACCACTTGCACTAGCTAATGGACCTGCAATTGATTCGATACCACTAAATGATGCAATTACACCAGGCATTACACCAGCTAATGCGCTTAGGCTTTCTGTGTATCCGACCATCAATCCTAATCCGATTGCTAGACTCATGATTTGAGTACCTGCATCACCAATACCACTTGATGCAGTAGCTATCGCACCTACACCTGTTGCGACTGCTCCTAATGATGCGGCCATATCGAGCAAATTCAAACCTGTAATGATTTGGATTCCTTTTGCTAATTCCTTGAATCCTTTGCCTGCATTCAATGCGGACTGTCCAATTGAATCAATCACACCTGCTAACGAATCTAAAATACCACTTACTGCATCACCGAATGATGTGATCGCATCAGATGCAGACTCAAATACTTGTGATATTGAATCACCTAATTGTTGAACTAAATCTTTGACCGATTCAACGATTGGTTGAATATTCTGAACTAAAGTAATAAATGCATCACAAATTGATTGAATTGCATCAGATATAGCTTGTACCATATCTGCAATTGCAGGTGCAAACGGAGCAATAGCTTGTACGATTTGTACAATCGCATTGGCTATGATTTGTACAACACTTTCAATTACCGGACCAATCGCATTTACAATATTAGATATTGCATTGCCTACCGATTCAATCACTGTGCCGAATGCATCACCGAATGCTTCAACTAATGGACTCAATTGTGCGAACGCATCACAAATTGTAGGTAATACCGGAGCTAATGCAATCAATGCTTGAGTTACTGCATCAATTGTAGTTGCAATAACTTCACTAAATGCTTTTCCAAGTGATTCTGCAATTGAACTTAAACCATTACCAGTTTGTCCAATCAAAGCGATTCCTGCCGCTACCATGAACAATGCTCCACCTAAGGCCAGAATATTTACGGGATTAGCAACTTTTAACATTTGCCCTAATCCTTTTAATGCAGTGCTGATTGATTGACCGATTGATTTTATGATGGTAGCAACTTTACTACGTGAACTACCAAGTGCTTTTGTAGCGCCTTCCACACCACTTTCTGCATTTTTCTTGAAAATATTAAATGGATTAAAACTCTTCAAAAAATTAAAAGCCTTAAATCCACCTACAACTCCTAACACTGAACCAACGATACCACTCAATTGAGCACCATTTAATTTACCAATAAATTTACTTACTGCACTTATAGCTTGTGATACAAATTTGACCACTTGACCAAATGCTTGGCCAAACTTTTCAATCAATCCTGTATCTTTGAATTGGCTCATTACATTCTTAATTGCACCACCGACATCACTTAGTGCTTGTTTAAATGCTTTAATTGCGCCTGTGTTTTCAAATGCTTTACCAAATCTTTTGAATGTATCGATAACTTTATCGATTCCATTCGTTAATATATTCGCATCAAATCCATCTAATCCATCAATGATTGAGCTTAACGCTTTGATTCCAATTTGACTAAGCTTGTCATACGCAGGCATTAATTTGTTAGCTAAAGTTTCTTGCAATCCGTCCATTGCTTGACCAACAGATTTATACTCTGTAGCCATCTTAGTGAACGCTTTACTGTTACCAGCTTTTTCCACCGCATTAAAGAAATCTTCGGTCTTAACAGTTCCACTTTGCACTGCACTAACAAGTTCAGAAGTGCTCATACCCATTTCACGAGCAACTGCTGCAATACCTGCAGGAGTTTGTTCCAACATCAACTTAAAGTCTTGCCAAGCTACCATTGGCTTTGCGGCCATCTGAGTACCTTGTTGCGACAATGTTTTCATCGCTTGTTGTGGATTTTCTGCGGCCGATGCTAATCCACCGAAGCCTTTTACTAATTGCAAACAGTTCTTTGTGCCTACTGCGGCAAGCTGTGAATAAGTCTGAGACATATCAGATGCAGAGTAAATAGTCTGTGTGGCATATTGTTGTAACGCTTTCTTTGTTTTGTTGATTTCACCACTTGACTGGCTTAACATCTGCATATTACCTTCAAACGTTTTCCATGCAACATTTGAAGATGAAAGCTCTGATATAGTTCCACTTATCGCACTTGTGACTGTATGCATCGCACTAGCACCTACACTAGCAAATGCACCGAATACCGCACTATTTTTAAGCTTACTAAGGAATGAATCACTTTGTTTTGTCACACTTGATAATGTTTTCGATAGGTTCTTATCATTAGCACTCAAGGTGACATTAACTTTATAGTTTTCACCACTTGCCATTATTCATCGCCTCGCTTTCTTTTCTTAAATTCAATTAATCTTTTAATACGAGACTCTTCTTCTGTTTTGCTTTCGCTTTTTGGATTTAATATCTTATCCAATTCTTTTTTTGCTTTTTTTCTGTTATAGAACTTTTCAAATTTTGAATAACGCATTCGTTGTGATTTTCCTTTTCCGACTGTCGATTGCACTGCCATTTGTAAAAAGGCCCTCCAATGACGGTCGTACTCTTTTTCTTCTTCTCTGCTTAAATTAGTTTTAAGCATCAATTTATATTCGGCCAAAGTCACACGATCAACTTGCTCAAACGATGTAAACTTCAAATTTTTAAAGCAAAAAAAAGCTACATCATCATAAATCTCTGTGATGTAGTCTATTTCTTTTTCGTCTTTGTTTTTGTTGTTGTCGTTTCCGCTCCCGCTTCCTCTGCCAATGCTTCCATAATCTGATTCATCAAGCTCTTCGATGCATTGGCTTTTAATAAAAAAGCTTTTACTTCTTTAATTAACGATTCAATATCAGTTGATTCATCTTCTAAATATTCCATTAAAGCTTTTTCTGTGATACGTGGCTTTTCTGTTTTGTTAGCAGTGTATAGAATATCAAACAAATCTTCGATATGACCGTCTAGCATACTAGCTACCACGTATTTGAATCCGTTTGGAATTGCTACTGAAATTGAAGCCATCTCTTTATATCGAGATTGAATCTCTTTCATGAACCCAATGCCAAATCTAAATTCATATGTTGTTCTGTTAATTTCTAATTGCATATTCATAAGTTAAGTCTCCTTTTTTGTCTCTTTTCGTTTTTGTTTATGCGCATAAATAAAAATAAATAAAAAAGGGAGAACTAAATCTCCCTATAGTTTTAGAAAACTATTTCGTTTGAGCAGTTGTATCAGTAAATGTATACAATGCTTCGTCAAGCATATTTTGAGGCACAGTTACATCGCCTTCAGCTCCTTTTCCTTCGATTCCGAACGTTAATGACATCTCTGCCCAATCGTCTGAAGGTGAGCTCTTTTCAATTTCAGTAACATAAGCTTGATAATATGTTCCTTTATATTTACCGCTAGCAGTTCCTGGTTTAGCTAAATTGATTTCCCATACTTCGACTTTTTCGTTGTTTAACTGAGCTTTTTCCAATAAACTAATCATCGTATCATCACTTGCTAATACAGATGTAGAAGTGATTTCAATTTCTGCTTGGCTAGGTGAACGCAATGCACCATCTTTTGTTTGTGTTGTATCTGCATCAGTTGATACAGTTTTACCATTTTCTTTTACAAAAGCTAAACGCAATGCTGCATTTTTTTTAGCTTCTGACAATGGTCGATACATATAAATAATCTTGCTACCATGTACACTTTCCATGTTTTATATCCTCCTTAATTAAATATATTTAAAATTCAAAGTGATTACTCCATGCAAGTACGTTGTACTTGTGGAATTGTCGACTAATATTCGCCTACCGTCACATAAGCACATTACCGAATGGCCTTCGATTTTTAGTTGCTTTGCGATACGCAAAATATCGTCCATAATGTTTGCTACTTCTTTTCGCTTATCTAAACGATAGTGCCATACATGAACATCTAAGTTAAAATATCCATTCTCGCAGTCTTTAAATTGGCTCGGATTGTCATAAATCGAATACATCTGAATATATGGACAATTCGCATCATCAGGTGCTTGATCTAAATAATATGTATCATATTTTTTATCAAGTTCTTGTCCTAATAATTCATAAATTGATTCACTTATCATTTTGTCTCCACCAACTTTTTACATTCTTCAATTAGCACTTTTTTTCCTTCATCTTGTGCAGGTCGCATAAACTTTTGAGCAGGTCCATGCTTTTTAGTGCCGAACTCGACATACTGGGTGTATTCAACACCTTTAGAATTCTTAGCAGGCGCATCAATGATAACTGTTTTACCACCACTTACATATTTATGTTGGATACTATCATGTAATGCTCCACTATCTTTAGGAACTAAATCCTTTGCTACTTGTTCGGCCTTTTCTCCTGCTTTTGTAACTGCCGAGGCTATCTTTTCAACTGCAACTTTCTTTTTCGTTAAGGCTTTTTTCATCTCTGCCAATCCTTCAATTTGTACTCTCATTCAATCTCCTATCATCAAACTTTGTTTTGACTTTTTCTAAAGATAACTGAAGGCACATAGGCTTTGAGTCCAATAACTCTTGGCATTGAACTACCTTATAAATGCTCGGGTGATTAGGTTCTCTAAAAAAGCCACACTCAACATAATCTGCATCTTGTAGTCCTGATTCAAAAGGAACAACCACAACTTTCGATATTTTAATATCGTTGTTGTACGCTCTGAAAAAACGATTGTATCCAACTGTCTTTTGACCAAATGGAATGTAGCTTGATATGTCTTTCAAGATGCCACCATTTTTAATTGATACAGATTTCAAGATTCCATCATTAAAAGTCGTATTACCTTGTGACTGCTTCTTAACTAACATCGCTTGCCCTTCCTAAATCACTAAAGAGAAGAATCTCATCTTTGTAATTAACTTTAAAATCATCAGTTGCATTTGATAAAGCGTATAGCACGTAATTCTTTAATAAACTTCTAGAAAATTCATCACTTTGAAAATCTGCAGAAGGACTATACTTCTTCAGATAAGCTAATCCCTCTGCGATTAAATGTTTTAGTTTTTCGTTTGTGGCATCGTCACACCACTTGTAGCCTAAATCAGTCTTGATTAAGCCTAATAAATATTCATCCATTTAGATGCCACCTTTCTTTTATGGATTAAGCAGCTGCTTTTGTATTTACTTGACCTTCTACTGTAGTAGTTGAATCAACTTTGAAAGCTAACTCTTTCAATCCAGTAATATCTAATACCTGGAATGCGTTGTTATCTTTTGGTTGACCATTACCATACAATTTGATTTTATAAGTACGATTATCATCCAAGAATGCAAACTCATCAGATGTTTCTAGTTTACCTGCTTGAGCAGTACCAATACCCATCATATATTTCTTATCAATACCCATGATAGCTTTACCAGTTGGACAATATACTGATTGGATGATGTCGATAGGATATGGTGATTTCTCTACCCAGTCACCTGCAGGAGTTTGGATGCAAATTGCAGGTTTAACTAATCCATAGTAGTCATCAGGACTTACTACCATGAATAAGCCAGTAACCTTACGAGCTTTGCCATTACGACCTTTTGCCATGGCTTTGATTACATCTGCCAAGCCTTTTGGTGTCCAATTAACTACTTTTTTAGCAGTCTTAGCAGTGTAAGTGGTTTTACCACTGTTTGTTGTTCCTTTAGATAAATCTGCCATCATACCGATAGGACCTTTATCAGATGCCAAGTTGTTCAATGCTGCATCTTCGATACCGTTTGATAATGCATCATATAACAACGTACGAACAAATCGGTCTAAATACACTGGACCTAAATCAAGCATTGATTCCGGAATTGGAACATAAGCACTTACCTTTAATTGGTAAATATCCATTTCTTCGAATGATCCTGAAATTTCAGTAACGATCTTATCAGTCAATTTACCCCATGTCGCTTTGTTATCACCTGCTACGCCGAACAATAATTTAACTTTTGCAGATGCTACCTGGATGTCTAATTTAGACAATAAAGGATGTTCGTTTTCGATTTCTGAGAAAATATCCTCGATAACTGTTTCAGGTAATACTGTGTTGATGTTGTCGATTGTTTGACGGAAATTGTCAGAACGCATTGCATCAATAATTTTGTTGTAGAAAGCTTTTTCTGCAGAAGTTAACTGACGAGCACCACGTGCTTTTAAAATATTTGAATCATCAACTCGTAATGCTTCCTGCAAAATCTGTTCTGCTTTTGAATCTGTTTGATTTTCAATTAAATTGCTTAATGCTTCAAACAAACCATCTGAGCTTTTGTCATCGATAGCTTGTTTTAATGTTTCTAATAATTCTTCTTTAGTTTTCATTAATTTATCCTCCTATTTTTTTACATTAAAAAAACCAACCATTTTCCTTATTTAAAAGTTCAATAGTTGGTGATTTTTCTAAAGGTTCTTCAACCTTTTGTACCTTTTTTTCATCGGCTTTAACACCTTCTTTTTTCGAAGTGTCTACGCCAATGATTTCATCGCACAATCCTAAATCAAAGCACTCTTGAGCGGTTAAATAACTTTCATTGTCTAACAACTCGTTAAGCTTTTCTTCTGTAAGCTTATCTTTAGCTTTACTTAGGTATGCGATTCTTGATGAGTCCATAATCTTGTCCATTTGGTCGGCTAACTTTCTAAAATCATTAGCATTACCACATCCATACGTCCAACAATTGTGAATCATCATTTGTGATGTTGGATACATTTTTACAGTATCACCACACATCGCAATTACACTCGCAATTGATGCAGCTAAACCATCAATGATTACATTTACAGTTTTATCAGACCCTTTCAAAATATTGTGAATTGTGATTCCTTCAAATACTAATCCACCATTTGAATTAATATGTAAATTAACTGTATCTACATCTTGATTTTCCTTTAAAAACTGAGTGATTGATTCGGCACTGATGCCTGATGTCTTTCCAGTCCACCAGTCTGTAGACTCACCAATTTCATCGTACAATTCAAGGTCTGCTTCATTTGGCTTAGCTTCATTAACTTGCATTCGCATTTGCATTACCTTCATCTTCGGCATTTGTTTTCCCTCCTTTCTCACTCAATGACTGACCAGTTGAGTCGATACAACTAAAATTCTTAGTGATGTAATGCTCGTTCGCCCATTCTTCATCAATTTCTTCTTCGCCTAAAATACGCAAGATGTTATTGATTGAATAAACACCACTACTAATTAATTTATCGACCGAGTTGGCCATATCTAAAGCATCAATATGTTTGATTGCTTGAGTGTTAATTTTCATGTAAGTACCTTTTAAGTACTCATCTTCTGTGTAATGTTTTCCATTGATCTCGTTTTGAATCAATTCAACAATTGAATCTAAACAAAATGTTAAGAAATCATCCACCGCTTTCGATGTATCTGCTACATCTCCATTACAAATGTTCACTGGAATTAAAAAGGCCTTACAAGTGAGCTCTAATGTATCATCTAATAAGGCCTTAATATCTCGAGTAGTTACTATATTTTTCTTTTCTTTTCCAAACTCTTCAAAATTCAATCCTTCATATTCAGGTAACAAAGCATTATCTGCTTTCATAAAGGTTTTGACTTGATTATTTAATAAATCGTTAATCTTATCTTCCAAATCTTTATTGGCTTGCATACGTCCGATGTGAGCTTTCACCTTAAATCCATTTGCACGTTTATATGAACTCAATGCGGTTTGAATCAAAGAAGTTTGCAATGCTAAAGTACCATCTAAATATTCCTTTATCTTCTCATTGCCTAACTTAAAATGCATAACTCTTGATTGTTTGTAATCACTATTCAACGTGATATCACCGATATGAATATCTTTAAACACGTGCTCACCGAATACGATTTTATCGTCAACAGTAAATGAATCTGCAATAAATAGTTTATCTGCTCTTTGTACAACTAACACTTCATCTTCGTAATAAAGTTTATGAATAAATTCATTCCAAAACTCTGTACTCGATTGATTGTAATTCGGTTTAACATTCAATAAATAATAAAAGCTATTCTTCTTTTCTTTTTTCTTTTCGTATGTTCTGAACTCACATTTTGAGATCGCTTTTGCAATTCGTTGTACACAAATCTCAAAGGCCAATTGACGAGCGGTCAAAGACGCTAACTGTTCTTGTTCTGTCGCAATCGTTGCAGATTTAATCCACATATCTTTTTCATCTGCAAAATCTTTACCGAATCCAAAAATCTTTTTTAAAAATCCCATACTTTCACTCCTTCCTTTTATTTAAAAAGTAAGTACTCCAATATCAAAAGGAATACTACCGATTGCTTGAGGCAACATATCTTCAATTGTCATACTTGCAACAAATGCCATGAAAGGGTCTGTCTTTCTTGCTTTTGGCTCGATTTTCCCAATCAAATAGTTACCCATATCCAATTCACCATCAACTGCCATCATTGACTTCTTAGCAGGAACTAATTTTGAATTATTAGTAGCCCACCTTAAGCAAGGTTGTTCACCCCAAACAAAGAAATGATTCAAAAAGCATCTAACAATGATAGGCACAACTTTCATGATATCCGAATTTCTAACAAGCTTAATATTCTTGTTTTCATAGCTAAAACCAAGCTTATTCAACTCATCTTTCAATATCTCAAATCTGTAACTATCCATCGCAACACCTTCAATGACATAATCATTCATCATTTGACTAAGATATTCAGATACCAACTTAGGTGATATCTCCGGTTCATCAACTAGGGTGACATAACATTCATTCGCCCATTCTTTATAAGGGCATTTCAATCTCCACAATTCTGTTGATTGCATACATACCCATGCGTGATTGATATCATAACGAATTTCATCTTGCTTAAAATGTAGATTCACTGCCATCCAGTCATTTGTTTTTGAAAAGTCAATTCCACAAACACATGACCAACCTTTTAGATCAATCAATTCTTTGTTAGTAGCTTTGATATCTTCCCAAGAAGCAACTGGCATTGATTCCTTAGTTTGTCTGATATTCATTCGCTTAGTCATAAACGCTGCTAAAGTCTGTGGAGCTTTCAACCACTTGTTGTATTCCTTACGCGTCTCGACTAATAACGATGGTTTATATCTCAATGATGGATTAGCTTTGCGCCAATTCAATTCATCGTATACTTCATCTTTATTGTTTAATCTGCAAATAAAATAAAAGCAGCCATTATCGTCGCTCCCTTTTTTTAAGACATTTGTTCCGGTATCTAGCATATCGTCTAAAGGCCCATCTGGAACATCTCCATTTGTTGTAAAGTACCCAATTCTTGGATGAGGCTTCTTTCCTAAGCCAGTAGTGAATACGTTGATGTTATCGTAATTTTCATAAGTGTGAATCTCATTCAAAAATACTGCGCCACTTCGCAAACCATCCTTACCTTTGGAATTGTTTGTGTGGCCTTTAATACGACCTTTATTCTTGATACCTCTGATTTTTTCTTGAGTCCATTTAAAAAATTTCTTAAACTTTTTCGGCTCTTTTTCTAAAACATCGTGAATATCAAGTACTGGTCTCAAAGCTTGGTCCTCATTGTAAGCACAAATATCAACATCGTAATTCTCGATTGGATTGTATGGGCTAATCAAACACAAACTCATCCAAGATATTAATCCGTCTTTTCCTGCGCCTCGTCCCATAAAAAAAAGGCCTTCATCCCATCTCGGAAGCCCGTCCTCTTCTTTAAATGTACACAAGTAACATCCTATGCAGTATCTTTCCCATTCATATCCTCGACCAAAGCCTAAATACTTACCTAATCCAATGTAATGCTCATAAAGTTCTAAATCGACAATCAAGCTTTCATTCTGAAAGGCCATCTTAACCATCGAGCGTAGCTGCCATTGTTCAGTACAGAATTCATCTTTATTAGCATCCATTAAATCAAAATACTCTTTACAGAATATTGGTAATGAACTCATAGCTCATCATCTTCATCTTCTTCGTGTAAAGCACCGCCTAACGAAACGATTACCTTAATCAGTGCTTGAGTTGTGTTGTTGGCTTGTTGGCAAGTCTTGTTATACGTAGTGACTGCAGGACTCACATACATATTCTCTCTACCCTTTACATATTCCTTCGTGCAAACAACACCATCTTCTTCAATCTTTTCTTCCAAACTCGTCAGAATATCAATCTGTGTTTCCAACCTCTTCAAAGTACTAGCAAACAAAAAATTATCAACATATCCTTGTCGCTCCGCATCTTTTTTAAAATTATCCAACGATTTTTTTAGATCAATAGACTTATTCTCTTTTTCCACTCCTTAATCACCACCTATTTTCCAATTTTTTACAT